TTTATTTTAATAATTGTATTCGGTATGTTGTTGGCCTGTGCAATATTAGTTGGATTTACATTTCTAATAAAATATATCGGAAAAAATATAATACATGAACCAGTAATTAAAGAGGACGAACAGCAAGCTTAAAGAGAGAAATTAGAATAAATAAGAATAAATAGTTAAAAAGTAATAAATAACTAATGTATTATGTCATTAGTTATTCATGAGGAAATTAATAATAAATTAAGAAACTTTATAGAAAATAAAAAAATTCCTAATTTAATATTTCATGGCTCATCTGGAGTTGGAAAAAAAACAGTTTTGTTTAATTTTATCAAAGATATTTATAAAGAAAATTCTAACTATATGAAAAAATATGTAATGGTTGTTAATTGCGCACACGGTAAAGGTATTAAATTCATAAGAGAAGAGTTAAAGTTTTTTGCACGAACCAATATACATTTACAAGAAGGAAGTATATTTAAAAGTATTATCCTATTAAATGCTGATAAATTAACTATAGATGCACAATCAGCTTTAAGGCGGTGTATTGAATTATTTAGTCATTCTACCAGATTTTTTATTGTAGTAGACGACAAATATAAATTATTAAAGCCAATATTATCTAGATTTTGTGAAATATTTATCCCACAACCAAAGATAAATAATGTCCCTATGAATTTATACACCCATCATTTAGATAATTGTTTTAATATTCAAAAACATGCAAAATTGAAAAAAACTAAATTTAAAACCGATTTTGAAAAAATGAAAAAACAAGATTTGTACGATATGTGCGAAAAATTATATGAAAAAGGGTATAGTTGTTTAGATATTGTTGAATATATACGGGATATGAATATTGATGAATTAAAAAAATACGAATATTTAGTATACATTCAAAAAATAAAAAAGGAGTTTAGAGATGAAAAATTATTAATGGCTTGTATATTAAATTTTATTTTAATACGGAAGGATTATAAATTAGAAAATATTTCTTTTATGTAAATGGACGATTACTCTATTACCAGCCTTCAAGAATCTAGAAATGAATGGTGTTCTAGATTAATAAATATATTAACACCCTTAGTGGTAGAAGGATTTAAATCCATATTTGACGAGTCATATAAATTATGCGAAGAGAATGACGAAACTGAAAAATATTTAATGACATTTCAAAACTTTTTAGCCAGAGTTCCTAAGTGGAACTCTTCTATTGTTGAGCAAGAAACTGCTAGAATAATAGAAAAAAGTAATTGTGGATATTTAACAGATTTAATTAGTTGTGTTCATATTATACAATTGAAAAGTTTAACTTGTATGCGTGTAGGAAATAAACAGAAAAAGATAGATATTAATATTCCATCATTACACGATTTTATCCATAAAATTTATATTAATGGTGCAAGAAAAATTTATACAAATATATATCTCTATGATTTACACATTTCTCCTTTACAAATTCAAAAACATAGAAGAGAACTAGAGATTATTGTAAGAGAGGAAATATTAAATTCTATAAGAGACAATATTCCTGTAGAAAATATTTTAAGGGTATATTTAGATGAGTCTATCGAAGATGATATTGAAGTTGAAGAGAAGGAAGAAATAATTTCTACAGAGCCAGTAGAAGAATCTGAAAAAGAAGTTGATGAAGTAAATAGTTCTTTAGAGGAAGATTCAAAACCTGAACCTAAATTAGAAATTGAACCACTAGTAAGTGAAGAAATTACTAATGAGAGTATTAAATTTAATGATATAGATCAAGCTATATCTGTAGATAATATTATAAGTGATATAGAAGCTCCTAAGGATGAAGAGAGATTAGAACAAATAAGTAATGAGCGTCATGAGGCTAGAAAACTAGAGGAAGAAGAAGAGGAAGAGGAAGATAAAATTAAAATAGGAGACAAGATAAGTTTATCAGAACTTGATGTGCATGATTTAGAAAAGCCTAAGCAATTAAATACTAAGCCCTTAATCGGATTAGAAGAAATTGAAGTATTAACATAAATAATTCGTAAAATTTACATTAAGAATACATATATTTAATGTAAATGAAAGATTTGTTTTTTTATGCTTTAGCCATATCCGTTGTATTTTTCCTTTTTAAATTTTTAGAAATGAAATTTCAACAAGAAGATGATAAAAAACCTCTTAAGGTTGTTTTAAAAGAAACTTTCTCTGTATATTTCGCAAGTGTTTTAGGTATATACATGTATTCACAATTTGATGTATCTAATATGACTGGAGGATCGTCTAGTAAATCTACAATGGCTTTTATTGATCAACCATCGTTTTAATAATAATAATAAATATATTATATATTTTTTATTATTACATTTGCATTGAAGGTATATTATCTAAATTCAATATCTTATTATTTTTATTAATCTTCTTTCGTACAGTCTTATATTTGGAAAATATATCCTTTGAAATCTGATCACATGGTATAGCATTATGAACTGTTCTGGCGATCATTTTATATAATTTAAACTCTGGATATCTTTCATCCCCATTATTTTTATATAATATATTTCTCTCCTTGTCGTCTAATAACCAATCATATAATAAAGATACTATTTTATTCTTCTTAACTAATTTCTTTGTATCAGACACATCATCTACAAAATTGTCAAATAAACAGCACGCTAATCTACATAGATCAAAACTTTTATTGGGTTCTAATCTGGGCTTATTTTTATCAAAATATGGTTCACAATTATATTGTGATGCTGCGTCACCTTTTGCATGAAAACTATCACTACACATAATGTTTCCATTAAATTTATATATTGCTCTACCAAAATCTATTATTTTATATATTTTTCCATATGTAGGGACCTTATAATAAATCGAATTATAACAATAATAAATATGTTGTTTTTCTGTTGTAACATACATTATATTGTTAGTATGTAAATCATTATGAGTAAAATTAAAGGTTTGTTGATATAATGTTAATATCATAATTATTTGAAATAGACATGAGACCCATTCATCTTGATTAAGTAATTCTTCTTCCATTAACATGTCTAATGTATTTTCACATTTTTCAAGACATATCATTTCTATTGGAAAATTAGAAATAGAACAGAATATATCTTCTTCTTCTTCATCATCAGAATCTATTGAAATAGTATCACTATTTGCCTCTGATCCTGAATCACTATTAATTTCATGGTCATCAACAGATGTATTTGACGATTTTGAACTACATGATGATTCACTATCGGAATCTTTTGATGTATCCTTTAATATTGTATTATAGATACATACATTACTTAAATCAATAATTACAGGATCATCATTAGTATTATTATTATCAAATATAGAAAAATTTAAATCATTTAAATTATCTACTGTTACAAGATTATCAATTGTATTATTAATAACTATTTTTTTCTTATTTTTTCGCGAATCAATATTAAAAATTTCATTATATTCATTATTATCTACTGAAAATAATTTACCTTTTTTCTCATGAAAAAAATCACTATCATTTAAATAATCAATATCATCGATTATATTATACTTGAATTCTCTTTGATTTCCTAGAAAACATCCATAATAATCAAGACCATGAATAAAACCATAATGGTGCATTAATTGACTAGATAAATATGTAAAAAATCCATCAATGTAAGAAGTATTATTCACATCTAATAATTTAGGCAAACAAACATTATCTTCATATCTAGGTAATGAAAATATATTTTCATTTGAAATGTCATATTTACCAGTCATATATCGTAATGGATCTAATAATGGAGAGAATTTACAAAAAATCGTTTTATGATATAAATTATTTGAAGCATCACTCAACATTACATCCATTACATTCTTAGATATAGCTTTATTAATAGAATCCAGATAAAATTTATGATTTAAATTGATATTATTATAATTAGAATTATTTAGTGAGAAGAATTTATTGTATAGTGGTATATAATTTTGGCCATTTGTGATATTAATATCTGAATTCTCTAAAGTTTTAAACAATTCATCGTTTTTATTTTTTCTATAATAAAGAGAGAAGTTCATCTTTGTTATTATTAATGTTAAAAATAAAACCTTTTTAACTTATTTCGTATAGAATTAAGTTATTTTTTCTATTAAAACTATAGTATGACTCTGGATTTAAAAAAGTTCGATATGAAACACATAAGTTTTAGACCTGACGAAAATAAGGGGCCAGTTGTAGTTTTAATAGGTAGAAGAGATACTGGTAAAAGTTATTTAGTGCGTGATTTACTATATCATCACCAAGATATTCCTATTGGTACTGTTATATCAGGTACAGAAGCTGGAAACGGGTTTTTTAGTGCTCATGTTCCAAAACTATTTATTCATGATGAATATAATACAGCAATTATAGAAAATATTCTGAAGCGGCAGAAAACGGTACTGAAACAGATAAAGAGAGAAATGGAAGCATATAAAAGAACAAATATAGATCCGAGGGCGTTTGTTATATTAGATGATTGTTTATATGATAATAAATGGACGAAAGATAAAATGATGCGTTTGCTTTTTATGAATGGACGGCATTGGAAAATAATGTTGATTATTACCATGCAATATCCATTAGGTATTCCACCTAATTTAAGAACCAATATTGATTATGTCTTTATATTAAGAGAACCATATATTGCAAATAGAAAGAGAATATGGGAAAATTATGCAGGTATGTTTCCTACATTTGAGTCTTTTGCACAAGTTATGGATCAATGTACTGAAAATTTTGAATGTTTAGTAATTAATAATAATTCGAAATCTAATAAATTAAATGATCAGGTGTTTTGGTATAAAGCTGCAAATCACGGAGATTTTAAATTAGGATCTAAAGAATTTTGGGAAATATCAAAAGATATTAATTCAGATGACGAAGAAGAAACATATGATCCGGGTAGTGTACAAAAGCGTGGAGCTGGACCTAAGATACAAGTAAAAAAAAGTAAATGGTAAATTGATAATTATTTTTTTTGTATTGTTATTATACAATGAGTAATAACAATATAAATAATGATACTTCTGGTAATACTATTATTCCTGAAAGTAATACAAACGCTAGTGATGTTTTAAATGTTGAAATGAATCAATTGAATACAACATCAACTAATTTATTAAATAGTGTAATTGTTGACGACATTCCTAATACAAATCCTAACAATAAAGAATCAAAGGAATTTGTTATTTTTAAAAACGAATTAGAATCACTTATCAATAACAATTTATATATATTAAAGGAATGCAAAGCAAATAAACGACTATTGGATATTAAATATTCAGAATTAAATACAAAAATTAATTATATACAAATTTCGGTTATTGTATTATCTACCTTATCAGGATTCTTACAATCTACCAAAGAATACTTTGTAACACCTGAATCCGCCGTATCTGTTACTGGTATATCAATTTCTACATATATTAGCTTAATTCTCTCTGTATCAAAATATTACAAATTTGATGAGAAAAAAGAATCTATTCATAATCTCAGGGAAAAATACGGTGCATTACATAATAAAATTGAATTTAGAATGGATATATTAGGGCCATATACCAACTATAAATTATGGGAACATCAGGATCATAAACTAAAATTAGAGGAATGGAACAATCTTAAAAAAACTATGGAAGAAGAGTATATTGGTTTAGTTGAAACAAAACAATCACTTACAACTGACTTTGAATCAATTATGGATTCTAAGTCTAGAAATAAAAATTATATTAGAGATAAAAAATTGGTATTAGGTAATAGACGACAATTAATGTCTACTCTAAAACAACATAAACAATTAGAAGAAACTATTAAAAGGGAAGATATACCTACTACATTTGACAGTCTTATACAATTACCGGACGACGATTTAAACAACTGGGATGACCCAGTTTAAATTCTCAAATGATATAAATCTGTTAAAAATATATAACTAATAATTATATATTTTTAATATTCATATAGACAATTTTTACACACCAAATAACTTTCTCCATACAGACCAGGATCGCGTTGTCGTTCAAAATCATGCGTGCATTTCTTTATTATTAATTTATCAATTTCTTCAATTTGTTTATTAATAATTATAATTTTTCCTTTATACTCATCCATCTCATTCCTTAAATTTTTTTTCATATCTTCTTCTTCTTTCGACCCCACTACCATTTTAAATAAAGTACAAATATTTCTTTAAACTATTTATTTTTCTGAAATAGAAATATCAATTGTATTTGCTTCTTTAACCTCAGTTAATTCACTTAATCCGTGATCGGTATTTTCACTAGTCACGATATTTTCACCTTCAAATAGCTCTTTTCTCACATCCTCAATGCTAGTTACATCTCCTGTATCTTGGGTAATAGTATTTGCAATTGATACTAAGTCTCCGTTTTCGTTAATAGTTTGAGTTAATTTATTTCCACTTTCAGCAGCCTTCTTTTTATTGTCTTCTATAGCCTTCTCTTTTGTTTCCTTAACTCTAGCATCAAATTCATTCTTAGCTTTGGCTTCATTCTTTTGTTTCTCACTCATTAGCTCGTTTAGGGTCTCTTCCATGTACTCTACACGACCTGTCTTATAAGCTTCAGGATGGAATGGAACCCAAATTCCAACTGGTCCTACATATACATCATGGTTAGGATCATTTTGTCGTAGCATCTTGCATCTTAACTCGGCCTCTTGTTGAGTTGGAAAGACACCTCTTACTTTAATTCCGCGAATAGATGTTTGAAAGTTGTGTTTTTCGCCAAATTCCTTATTTAATCTATCTTCATGTTCGTCTAAGAAATTTTTATAATCATCTTCAATTCTAGTTGCAATTAATTTATCTTTTTCATCTTTAGTAAATTCTTGAAAGTCTTTAGTAATGTCATCAAAGTTAATGTTGTGTTTAAACGATAAAAAGTTTAAAAATTGTGAAAACTTTTCCATAGATTTACTAAAATCCCAATTCTTAATGAAATCCTCAAAATAAAACATGTCTTTTTGTTTTAAAATGTCTTCCGGTGAAATAAATGAAAGACAAGCAAATTGTTGTCCAGCTATAGATTTATCTTCATCTAATAAATCAATATATTTAGCATTTTCTGTCCCGTCGGGATTGTGTCTTGGTTCAATTCCTGATGGTGGTGCTTGAATAGGTTTAGAAAAACTCATCTTATAGATTAGTATCTTAATAATATTTAAGTGTTTTTACGAACAACTAATTAATTTATTTTTTTTCTTATTATTTTATATAAAATGAACGGAATGTTAGATTTAGCTGAACTTGTCAAAAGAGCCATCAAATACCTTGTTGAAGGTTTAATGGTTGCTATTGCCGCATACGCCATCCCTAAAAAGGCTCTTAACTTAGATGAAGTTGCCCTTATTGCATTAACTGCTGCTGCAACATTCAGCATCCTTGATACTTATGTACCAAGCCTTGCTGTAGGTGCTCGTTCCGGTGCTGGATTCGGTATTGGAGCCAACCTTGTTAAATTCCCCGGAGGATTTTAAGTGTAAATAATTACAATTTATTAAATAATATATTTATTTTTATATGAATCTATTATTACTATTTTTTATTTTATATATTATTCTAATACTTATATCGTCTAAAAGATATATTTCTATTTTACCAACTATTCCTGTTTACCCTAACAGTGAAAAAGAAGCTTTATTAGTTAAAGAACAAATTAATATTAGAAATAAAAATGATGTTGAATTTTTTAAATTAACTGATCCATCTGTTAGTCACGCATTTTCACATATATTACCTGAAAATATTACTGATATAGATAATATTATTACCCAGACACATGTATCATTTCCTATACTATTTTGCAAATATCTTATTAATAGACCTAGACCATATCAGTTACTTACATCACTTGATATTTTACATTCTAATACTGGCAATACACCTGCTTATCCAGCTGGACATGCATATCAAGCATATTATTTAGCACATTATTTCGGAAAAAAATATCCTGAATTACAATATCAATTAGACTCTATTGCAGAAAGATGTGACTCTGTTAGAGTAAAAGCAGGTATTCATTATCCTAGTGATGGCATTTTTTCAAAACAATTAGTCAATTTTTTATATAAATAATTTAATATGTATTACGCATAGGTAATACATTACTGTAATTATTACCTTTACAC